TAATACTGGTGGGTGATTGGTTGTTTTGGTTCTTTTCTTATATTCCAAAATTGATATTTTTAAAAATTCCGTTTATTGTTTATAAATATCTCTATTTTCCAGTTGAGCCAAACCCACCCGTTCCACGATCTGTATCTGATAACTCAGGAACTTCGGTCATATATATTGTAGGATAAGGTAAAATAATAATCTGTGCACCTCTTTCTCCTACTTTATACTTTATTGAGTCAAGTCCGTTGGTTTTTTTAAAAGTAGCTTGTAATTCTCCTCTATATCCACTATCAATTACACCAACACAATTTGATAATATTAAATCTTGGTTTCTAACTGATGAACGGGGGAATACTAACCCCACAAATCCTTTTGGGATTTCCATTGCAATACCAAATCCATAAGAAACACTAAATGATGTGTTTTCAATTTCTCTTGTTATTGTTAAATCCATACCAGCATCACCAATTTTTGAATATGAAGGGATTACCGCATTAGGGTCTAATTTTTTAACCTTAACTAAAGTACCACCACCCGTCATTGTTGGTTGAGTGTTAATTATGTTTTGTCCCATGGGTTGTGTCGGTTCTGTTGGCATTTCTTTATAAAGTGAATTTAATACATTATCAATTTCATTCATAAAATTAACATCAACATTTTCTTCAGAATTTAATGTTTCTTCTATATCTTTTAATTTTTTAAGATACTCCTCAATAGCGTTTTTATCCATTTTTTTCTTTTTTGTCTAAAATCCATTTATCCAATTTCTTCACCCTTTCTTTCAAGTCATTATCTTGAGGTCTTAAACAACATTCAACAAACACATCGGTTACTCGTTGTAATTCCTCAAATGTAACTTGAACACCAACTGTACTGAGGTATTCTAAAGCCATTTTACTTTGCGATTGACGCATTATCTGTATATCTCTGCCGTAAAAATCCATAGTTCAGTTGGTGTTGTTAAATTACTTTGTTTTGTAATATTCAGGTGTGTTCTTGTCATCAATAATACAATCGATTTTTAATTTCTTAACATCGATAATTTGACTTGAACGAATATCGCCAGCTAAAAATTTTGAAGCGGTGATGTTTGCCTCAGCATTTGATTCTGCTTGAACGATAATGTTTGATTTTGTTAAACGTGGGTTACCCTCTCTGTCTAATTGTTCGGATTCGTATCCTACTGTTACTGTGTAATGCATAATTGTTTTTTTTATTTATTTATAATTGATTTGAAAAATTCTACTCTATCTTGACAAACTTTTTTAAGTGAATATTTGTCTTTTACTGTTTCATATAAACGTTCACCTAAATCTTCAATCATATTTGGGTTTTCAATTAAACGTTTCATGTTCTTTGCCCAATCTTTATGATTTCTTTTTGGATTAACTAACAATGCGTTTCCGTTCTTATTAAAAACACCATTATCAACTGCCGAAATTAAATCTAAAGTATAAGGGTCTGCCTCACTTGCAATAATTGCTTTCTTATGAAATCCCGCTTCAATAACTTTTAGTTGTGATTTATTTCCGTTAAATAAAGATTCAACCAACGGTGCTAACGACACATCAAAAGTATTATAGTTAGTCGCGTAACTGTTAATTTCTTTTGTCCACCTTCTTCTATATGGTTCGTTAACGTCATCATAAGGTGTGTCAGTAAATGAATTTAAATATGTTTTATATTCATCGTTAATTACACTATAGTTGTCGGTGAAAATTTTCTCATACTTATACCAAACAGTTTCTGTTGGTTTAATTGGTCTATTTCTTTGTTGATTTGTTTGACTATCAATTTCAGTTACAGTACCTCTTAAATCAAATCCACATAACACAAATTGAACTTTATCTTTATATGAATTATGTGTTGTTGAAATACCGTTTGACATTAATTCAATATCAAATAAATGTGAGGAACCACCTAACCAACCAAATCTAATTTTATCAGACTCAATTTTATTAATTTTATATTGTGGTTCTTCTTCATTAACCGCATTTGGAAAAACCTCAACATTTTTCACTTTTAACCTATCTTTAATTGTCTTTGCAAAAATTGAAGTTGTAGTTGTAACATAGTCAGCCAATTTCAACATTTCAATTTTCATTTCACCAATTTTCGATGCTTTAACTTGGTGATACATTGGATGTCTTTGGTCAACAAACCATAAATCATCAATATCCATAATGACTTTAATTCCTTTTGATTTTAACCAATTAATTCTATTGATGTTATCTTCGTGATTTGTTTGGTGAATAAAAGTATGAAAAACAACGATATCATAATTTAAGAAAAATTCATCATTATTATCTGCGTTATATGATATATCGACATGTATATCATTTGAATGGTTATCACCAATAAATTTATAGGGGTCCATAACCCTGAATTTACCGACACCGTGTTTGTCCGATGGAATTGCTAAGATTTTAATTTTTGACATATAATAAAATATATCAAAAATTATTCAGAAAACAAAATTACTTAGCTTTATTTACGCCAGTAATTTTACCTTTGAATATAGAATCACCTACCTTTAATACTAAATTTTCATTTATAGATGATGTTGTGGATGCTGTAAGTATTTGATTTAACTTCTCATCCATTACTTTACGAATGGTATTTTCAATTAAAATTGAAATTGCATTCATATCAATATTAGATGTTTGTTGTAAATTGTTTTGTTTTGATTGAGGTTGTTTTTTACCTATACCCTCTTGTTCCATTAAACGTTTGGCCCCTTTAACAAAATCCATATCTAAAGTATCATTTAATGATATTTGGTCCATTTGTTGGATTGGGTTTTCAATCATTGCTCTTTTAATTGCTTCAGGTAATTTAGATTGATTAATTTTATCAACCGACGGTACACCCATAGGTCTTGTAGCTTGTTTTGTAGGTTGGTAGTCTTCATTATTTACAACATCTTCCGGTGCTGACCTTAGTAAACTTTCGTCTACATTACCTCTCTCGTAATTTCCTGAATCAACTTTGTTCATAACCTTTTTGGCTTGAACTAACTTATGCATTAAATCGTTTTGTGATATTGAACCTTGTTGTGACATAATATTAAATATTTTCTATTTTAATTATAAACTATTTTATGAAAACATTAAACGTTTTATTTTTCTAATACTTTCATTTAATAATTCATCCTCATCTTCTTCTGGTTTTTGTATTTGTGGTTCGGGTTGGTTTGGTTGTGGTAATTCCTCAGGAGTTTTAGGTTCTTCCGGTTGTGGTTCTGGTTTAGGAACCTCAGGAGATTTACTCGGTTTACTTTGTGGTGTTGGTTGTGGTAATTCCTCAGGAGTTTTAGGTTCAATCGGTTTCGGTTCTGTTGGTTTAACTATTGGTTTAGATATTGGTTGAATTTTAGTTGGTTTTCCTTTAATTGGTTGTGGTTTTTCAACCGGTTTTGTTTTAGGTGTTTTTGTCCAATCTGCCGTTACATACGTAACACTCATAGAACGATCATCACCTTCTTTATATTGTGGTCTTTTGGTATCGAAAGTTTCGTCACTCAATACTTGAACATTATTCATTCTACTTAAAATAAAAGTTCTCCATCCATGTTCTGCAAATCCTTTTTTGGATGTTGATGGTGGTTGAACCCACGCTCTTAATATAAGATTACCCTTTTTACTTAAACCCAAGGCAACAGATTCAGCCTTAACCCTATAACCCGCCTTAACACTATCTTTCTTAGGTTTTCTTGGACCTGAATAATAGAAAGATATTGGATATCTATTTTTAATAGCATCCACTATCGGTTTTGTTTTTGTGGTCTTTAGGATATTTTGTTCCTCAAGTACTGAAAAGAATAATTGATTAAAATTCATTATTGAAAATCGGGGTATTTGTTATTTTCACCAAACGCGTTTTTAGTTACTGTTGCAATTCTTGTTTGAATGTCAGTCATAGAACCAACTTCACCATTTTCACCTTTTTGTCCTTTACCAAATTCATCTCCATCGGAAATTGCGTTAGGGTTTGTAACACCATAACCATTATTTGCACCATATTTATTGGCTGAAATGATATCCGTTCTAGTGTTTATATCTGTTAATGAACCCACTTGACCATTTTGATTTTGACCTTTACCAAATTCATCTCCATCAGAAACTGCGTTTGGATTTGTGATACCATAACCATTATTCGCTGAATAACGATTAATTGCTAATTCTGTTGGTCTAAGTTGATTAGCTAAGGCTTCTAATTGTGTTATTTTTGCCATATTAGTATAATATTAATTTTTTTATTTTGTTAATTTCCTCAAATAAACCTAACGATGTGATTGGTGAAATTGATGATTTATGTGAATTACTTTTAATTAAATTTAATGAGGGTAACATACTTGGTTTCTTTTTGTGTTTCTTTAAAAAACTATTTTTTCTTTCTCCGGTCATTGCGCCCATCTCATCGGCATCTTTTCTTCCTTCTTTCCTATTGACAATCATGTCTCTTTCACCGTCTAAGAATTGTTTTCCCCAATTATTCATTAAATCACCGCCAGCCAAGTCATACCTAATTTTATCACCAATTTTATCAATATTTTGTAAGTCATGAATAATTCGTTTTAATTGACCGTATTTAACTTTTTTATCCCCCAATAATTTTTTAGCCCTTTGTAATCCATGAGCGTGAGAACCATTAAGTCCTATAACCGCGTGATTTACATTATCTAAAATATTTTGTGGGATATCAAATATCCTCTTTTTTAATTCACTATTCATTATCCTTTTTCAAATGTTTGATAATATCATCTGCAGTTAATCCATTACTTTCTAAAGAATCTCTTAGTGAATCTATTTGTCTTTTTATTATTGGGTTTATTTCTTTCTCTTCGTCTTGTTCCCCAACTTTAGAAACTAAATCGTTGTCTTTTCTTTTTTTAACAACACTTTCAATATACTCTTCCATGAATTTTTTTGGATTTTCGATTAGTCTTACTTTATCGGTTCCTTTTAATTTAGGGTCATATCCCATCGCTTCTAATCTTTCCATAGTTTCTTCGTGAGATAAATCTAATTCTTTTGTGAAATGGTCATATGCTTTTTTAAAACTTTCATCATCACCCATTGTATCGTCATAACCTAAAGCATCACCCATTGCAATTTCTATAAGTTTTTCTTTACTTATTTCTTTACCCTCACCCCAATACCTTGTATAGTTTTGAATACCCAACGTACCATAATTACCTGACATACCTCTACCTGTTTTAACCACCTTATCTGTGATTGAATTTGATGTTACACCTTTGGTATTTAAATCACCTGGTTTTTTACCACGACTAATATTTCCGTTTTTATCTACAATTTCATCAACTTCTTCTTCTTTTTCCACTTTATCAGGAATTTTAGAATAATCGGTGTCATCTGAATTTTCTTTTGCCCATTTACCCCATTTATTCTTCTCTTTCTTAGGTTTACCCTTTTCATTTGCTTTCGCATAGAAGAATCTTTGTTGTGCTTTTGACGCAAATTTCTCTTCAATTACCTGTTTTATAAAATTATTCATCTATTTGGACTTTTATATAAATATCAAATGTTATGAAAGATATTTATATAATAATGAATAGACAGAATATTTTAAACTTTTACGGGTCTAAATTTAATTTGAAATTAGATTCGTCCGAATTATACGATTTTGAACTTGGGAAAACGACCGTAGATTATAATACCGATGTGTTGGATTTAACAAACGAAATCACCTATACAGGACTAACAATCGACTCTTCTTGCTATTCAGGGTTTACAACCCCTTGGGCGTTACCAATCAATGAATTATACACAGGACACACTTGTGATTTCACAATTAAAAGAAGAACTGAAAAGGGTTGGACATTAGATTTTGTTTTTGATAGAAACAATATTGGGTGGTCTGGAGGAACGACTTTTTATTATTGGGGGATTAGTGGAGAAACCAATCAATCATATTACGCAGATAATAATCTTTCATTTAAATTTACCAATGATGGTAGAATAAAATGGAATTCTTATAGATATTCAGGTAATTGTGATGCAACGTCAGGATATACCGAATCTTATTACATCTCATCAGGACAAACACCTGTTTTATGTTCAGGAGGTACATCTTCTGATTTTAACGTAACAATAACTTTTGATAGATATAAACATTATCAAGATTGTGATATTGAAAATGAGGGCGGGTGGAACGATTTAATTCGTGGACCACACCCAATTAGTTCTACTGGTAATACGGGTTCTACAACCACTCAAATTACCACGGGGTATACGATTATTAACAATTACACCGATTGGGTTACGGGTGCAACAGGAACAACTGAGTTTATTGAGGTTTTAAATAAAAAATGGTTTAATGAAAGACAAAAAAGGTTAGGTGTCTTAAAAATATATCTAAACGGTAAAAGAATTTATAAATTAGATGATTGGGAAGAGGTTATTCCATCTCTTAGGAAATCTGAAAATGACATAATTCAAAAATGGGGTGGAGGTACGACCGCGTATAATACAATACACACGGGAACAACTCTTTTTCAAATTAAACAAGTAAAGTATTTTGAGGAACCTTTAGATTTCATTCATGTTAATCATCATTATTTAACATCAATTAAACCAAATTTTTCAATAAATGAATGTTCAGATGATTGTGTTGACACTATTATTGGTTTAATAACGCCAACCCCAACTATAACACCAAGTGTTACACCAACCTTAACTATAACACCAAGTGTTACACCAACACTTACCGTAACATCATCCGTTACTCCAACTCGTACAGTTACACCAACATCAAGTGTGACTCCAACTCGTACAGTTACACCAACACCAAGTGTGACTGCAAGTATCACCCCAACGCCAACTGTTACACCAACGACAACACCTGTAAGTTTAGGATTTCAATGGATGACTATTAACTCAATTACCAATTCAACCGCATCAGGTATAGGTCAAAACAATATTACTATTGCCGTTACACAAAGTAAAGGTGGTATGCAAGTAGAGAGTCCAGGTATGTATAGTGCCGAAACATTCCCTCAAGAATATGATGTTCCATCTACTGGAACTCAAATACGAAATACATCAGATGGTGTGTTTACCGCAACATTTAGTCAACCAGTCACAGATCCTTTGATTGCTTTTGCTAGTGTAGGTAATCCGGGTTTACAAGTTCCAGTTCAATCAACCTTACCGTTTACACCAATTTGGAGTACGGCAACCACTTATCAAAATCCAGTAAACGGAACTCAATATACTCAATTTACAGGAACAGAAGGCTTTAACATTATCCGTATAGATGGTACGGTAAGTAGCGTAAGTTTTAATTACACCGTTACAGAATTCTACTGTACTGTTTGCTTTGGATTCGTTGATCAAAATACTCTACCTACACCAACTCCTACAAACAGTCCAACACCAACTAATACACCAACACCAACTTAAACTATTTATAACATATGGAATTCTTTATAAGACAAGGGGCGTCTGACCCAATATTAAAAATGAGGATGATTGATGATGGTAAAAACGACAAATCATCATTTAATGATTTATTAGCAAATGCAACAATCACATTTGACATGTTTGACACAAAAACAGACCTACCTGTTATTTTAAACGAAACTTGTTTATTAACAACAAGAACAAAGTTGTATAACCAAACAACAGACGAATATTACATTACATATCGATTCACAGAAAGTCAAACATCTGAGGTGGGTAAATTTGAGGGTAAAATAACCGTACAATTTGATGATGGGTTAGGGAATAACACAACTAAGTTAATTTTACCGATTAAAGAAAAATTATTCATTAATATCTCATAACTTTTTTATTACCGATTTTTTTTCTTATACTTATAAATGTAAACAAGGCAAACTGTGATTTAATCACAAGCTAATACGTCACATTTAAAAAAATTATAAGATGAAAGAGGTTATCTCTCAGGAAGTTATTGAAAACTTTCTTAATGGGGGTGACGATGAGAAATACATCGTAGGTGTCGAATATGACTACCCCACAAATTCAATATCCAAAATTATTCAAGACCCAATTAAGGGTAAAATCGTAAAAACAGACTCATTTGTTCCGTTTTTGTGGGTTGGAGATTTAAGTAATTTAAATTTCTATGGTAATTCCAAAGCCACACAAAAAAAGATGATGGGTAAGTATGGTATTATCATTGATAAACTTGAAACTCAAGGAAATGAACGACTTGAGTTGGGAATGAAGTTTTTAGTGAAGAGTATTAAAAGTTATACCGATTTAATTAATTTCTTTAAAACAGGTGGACTTGACCCTTGGGGTGAAGATGTTAGAAAACATTTTACAATTCTATCACCCGTTGAACAATATCTTGTTCAAACAAAAAAAAGATTATTCAAAGGGATTGACGATTACGGTGGAGTTAATCGATTTGTATTTGATATTGAAACTACAGGTCTTGACCCCGAAACTTGTCATATCATATTAATTGGGGTTAAAGATAATCGTGGTTTAAATGAAACTATTAGTGCATTTGGTGAAGATGGTGAAAAGAAATGTATTGAAAGATTTTTTAAATATATTAGTGATTTAAAACCAACTATTGTTGCTGGATATAACTCCGCATTCTTTGACTGGCCGTTTATATTAAAACGTGCACAAATATTAGGTGTTGACGTAAATGCTTTAACACAAATATTAACAGGCACGGGGATGAAAGAAAAGAAGGGGGTTTTAAAACTTGCAAATGAAATTGAAGATTACACACAACATGTAATTTGGGGATTTAATATTATTGATATTGCACATTCTGTTCGTAGAGCACAAGCAATTAATTCTGAGATTAAATCTTGGGGTTTGAAATATATTACCAAATATTTGGAGAAAGAGAAAGAGAATCGTGTATACGTTGAAGGTAATCAAATATCAAAAATTTATTTGGATAACGAAAGTTATTATGTAAATCCAAAGACGGGTGGTTATAAAAAAATTGGAGAACCCGGTACAGAAAATTTATTAGATAGGTTCCCTGGTAAGTTTGAGATATGGCCAGGTAGAAAAATTGTAGAACAATATCTTGATGATGACTTGTTTGAAACTATGGTTGTTGACGATTCGTTTAGTCAATCTACATTTTTGATTTCTAAATTGGTACCAACAACTTATGAAAGAGTTGCCACAATGGGTACCGCCACTTTATGGAAAATTATAATGTTAGCATGGTCATATGAAAATGGTTTAGCAATTCCAGCAAAAGATGAAAAACGTGCATTCACAGGTGGACTATCAAGATTATTAAATGTTGGTTACTCTAAGAACATTGTTAAGTTTGACTACTCATCACTTTATCCATCAATTCAACTTGTTTATGATATATTTCCTGAGTGTGATGTTATGGGTGTACAAAAATCAATGTTAAAATATTTCCGTAACATTCGTATTAAGTACAAACAACTTGCCGGTGAATTAAAAGATACTGACCCTGTACAATCGGAGATGTATGACCGTAAACAATTACCAATTAAGATTTTTATTAACGCATACTTCGGTAGTTTATCTGCTCCACACGTATTTCCTTGGGGTGAAATGGATTCAGGTGAAACCATTACCTGTATTGGTCGTCAGTGTTTACGTATGATGATTATGTTTTACATGAAGAAAGGTTATAAACCTCTTGTAATGGATACGGATGGTGTAAACTTTGAAACACCTGAGACCGCTAAGGATACTGTTTATATTGGTAAAGGATTAAATGAATTGGTTATTGAAGGTAAAGAATATCGTGGTATTGAAGCGGACACCGCAGAATTTAATGATATCTTCATGAGAAATGAAATGGGTCTTGATATTGATTATACCGCACCCGCGTGTATTAATATTTCACGTAAAAATTATATCATTAAGTTAGTAAAGAAAGGTAAAGAAAAAATAAAACTAACGGGTAATACTATTAAGTCTAAAAAGATGCAGACATATGTTACTGAATTTTTAGATGAGGGTTTAAAGTTTTTATTAAATGGTGACGGATTATCTTTTGTTGAATTATATTATGAATATGTGAATAAAATTTATAATAAAGAAATTCCATTATCAAAGATTGCAAACAAAGCACGTGTTAAACAATCCATTAAAGATTATAAAAAACATGTTCAAAAAGTTACCAAATCAGGTTCTTTAATGTCACGTCAAGCACATATGGAATTGATAATGAATAGTGACTATCCCGCAGGATTAGGTGACACAATTTATTATGTTAACAATGGAAGTAAAAAATCTTCTGGTGATGTTCAAAAAATTACCAAACCAACTAAAAAACAGAATGAAGATTATATGGCTAAATTTGGTGTGTTAATGCCTGAAAATTTTATTGAGGTTAACTGTTATATGATTGATGAAAAGGAAATTCTAAATAATCCAAATTTAACTGGTGACTATAATGTACCTCGTTATTTAAATAATTTTAATAAAAGAGTTGAACCATTATTAGTTGTTTTTAATCCATCAATAAGAGAAGATATATTAGTTGAAAGTCCTGAAGAAAGACAATATTTTACTAAAACACAGTGTGAATTGGTGAATGGATTTCCATTAAAGGAAACAGGTCAAGATAAATTTGATGAGGTTATGACCTTGTCAGATAGTGAGGTTGTGTTTTGGAATAAAGTTGGACGTGATCCATTCTTTATGTATGTGGAAAATAGTTTAGAATTGGCTGACCCATATTGGGTAAATCTTAATAGAGAAGTTGTTGCGTCCCAAGTGGGGTCTACTGTGAGTAATGAAGACGAAATTATCGGTAACGATAACGGTGATTTAATACTACACGTAACTGAAGTTTAGATGATATTGATTGGAGCTGGCATTGCTCTGAACTTGAGTGACTTATTAAGGTTCTCAGCTTCGCCAGCTTTTCTTTCAAGAATTTTGTCAGGACGAAGTCTTTCAAGTCGAGCCATTAGTTCTTCCACTAATTTAGATTTCTCATCTTTACCCTCAGTAATTAATGAAGTGTAATCTAATTTAATTGTACTATCAGGAACTTGTAAATCTCCTGAGAATTTACCCCAAATACGACCTAAACCTTCTTTAGAATAACCGATTAGATATTTTCTAACCCAATTTTGAGATGGTTTATTTAAACTATCCCATGTTAATTCTTCGGTCATCACATCTGAAGGTAATTTAATAACGTCTTTGTTTTTCTTTAAACAGGTATCTCTATCCATGGTATCATAGTACCAATACCAAACATAATAATTCTTTCTAGCTATAGAACCAAAATCGAACCTACCGCCAGGAACATTAAATAAATGTATTAACTTTTTACCTTCAGGACCCGCAGTTATTTTATATGTTAAGTCTCCTCCGATAAGTCTATTCTTTATATTTCTATCACCCATTCTAAGCATTAAATCAAAACCTGGCGTCATTAGATATGACCCTGTTGACCCAACTTGAGCAAATCCACCCATACCCCCAAATCCATTACCACCTAATCCACCAAAACCCGCAGATATTGGGTCAACTATGGTATCTGTTAAAGTTGCTCGTGTAAACCACAATAATTCATTAATTTCACGTCCAGCAGGTACTTCATATATTTGTTCACCATTAATTAATTCAATAAAATCTTTTTTAAGTTCATTATCTCCACCAGCCTGTAAACCTACGATTTTAGAGTAGGAATGGGTATATTGAGTTTCATAATCCAAACTTCTTGTTGTAAACGCTCTTGATAAGGATTGGGTATCTAAATTAAGTCCCGCCAATGCTGACCATTGAGATTCAATTAACCAATCACTAACATATTGTTCATATTCAGATAGAGATAACTCCAAAAACGTGTCCATTTGTTCTTGGGTTAATTCAATACCACGAACGGGCATACCTAATAAATGGAATACTTGAGTATATAATTTTTCTTTTTCTTGTTCTGAAATAATTGTCGACATAATTTTATATATTCTAATAAATAGTTTATATTTAAGTTATGAACGATAAATTAAACGAACTATTCACAATTTGTGGTATCAACGATTTTATTTTCACATACCAAAAAGAAGGTGAGGAAAATTATATTGATTATTCCGTTAATCCTGAAAAAAAGATTGTTGTAAACATTTCAAATGTAGAGGACGAAGAATTAGATAAGTTGTTAACTTCAAAAATTGAAGAATTAAAAGAGTTGTTTAAGTAAATCCTTACTGAACGATTCAGAGTATTCTCCGTCACCCATTACTTGGTCAATTACCCCTTTCTTTTTCTGTAATATATTATAGATAATTTTCTCAACCGTATTCTCAAAAACGGGGTAATAAACTAATACACTATTTTTTTGTCCATATCTATACGCTCGGTCTTCACCTTGAGCGTGGTCAGCTGGTACAAAAGATAAGTCATTCATAATAACAACTTCAGCCGAGGTTAATGTAATCCCAACACCCGCGGCTTTAATATTACCAATAAAGACTTTTATTTTATCGTCGGTTTGAAATCTATCAACGTTTTCTTGTCGTTTATCTTTATTCATACGACCATCAAGAGTCACTGATATTTTTTTATATTTGTCATGTAACATATCTAATGACATTGTAAAGTTGGTAAACACAATTACCTTTTTACCTTGTTCAACAAATTTGTCAATCAATTCACAAGTATATGGTATTTTTTCATAAGCGATAAGTTGTCTAATTTTCATTAAACGATTTAACGTAACTGTGATTGTTTCATCATTTTTCTTATCGGTACTAATACGTGTAAACTCTTCTAATTCCTCATCATACATTTTACTACTCAGTTCAACAAAAACAGGTGTAACAATTTTTTCAGGTAAATCAAGAATATCATTCTTCATTCTTCTTAATACAACGTGTTTTGTTCTTTCACGAAGTTCATCTAAATTACTTGCGCCACTTGTATTCCACACTTTACGATTACCAACTCTAAATTGATATCCTTTACAGTATCTACGAACATAAGATTGCCAATTTAAAGTTAGTGGAGACTCAACAATCTTTAATAAGTTGAAATAATTAATAGGTCTTGAGGTCATTGGTGTTCCTGTTAATAACCAAACCTTAGGTATGGTTTCAAGAACGTCATTTAATAATCTAGTTCTGTTTGCGGTTGCATTTGAAATGTAGTGAGCCTCATCTACGATTGCCAAGTCAAAATTGGCATTAACCAAAAGTTTATAATCGTCGCTATCCTCGCTCTTGTCTGTAGTGTGGTAGTTCTTAATAATATCATAATTAATAATGTAGAAATCAAAAGTAGAACCCCATTTACGTCCTTCGACAATTAAAACTTTTCTATCTGAATAGTTTTTTATTTCCCTTTCCCAATTTATTTTTAAAGATGCAGGACATACTATAAGTATCTTCCTTGCTTTACTTTCTAACGACGCAATAACGGCGGATGTTGTTTTACCTAAACCCATGTCATCAGCTAAAATAAATTTATCGTTTGCCAATAGTTTCTCAATCGCTTCTTTTTGATGTTCCATTGGTGGTCTAACATCGTACTTACTATAATCTATAATTCGATTAAGTTTTTTCTCTTCTTGCATTACCGCAGCCTTTGGTAACCACATTGCACTATTTTGTTCTGTTTCTAAAATTTTGCCCCATATATGAAACGCCTTGTCAGATTCACACAATAGTTTTTCACACCAAATTTGTTCGGGTGCAGTTGGTAATAATCTTTCTTCTTGTATTTTTTCACCAAAAGTTGAAACAATTTTAATATGTTTTCTTGCAACCTTTGGAGTTATCTGATGATATTTTTGTACATACTCAGATTGAGGTCTTGTTAATTTAAAATTCTTAACTTCCACAAATTTTCTTTTCCAATCTAATAGTTGATTGTTAGAACCTTCATAGGTTAATAATATATTTCTCGCCTCAATTTCGGGAATCTTAGTTTCCATATTAAAATATACATAAATAGAATGTAACATTAAACTATTTATTAGGATATGAACAATAAACTACCTATTACCAGAATGTCTAAATTCCTGTCTCAGGATGACTTCGATTTGAATATTCAAATGGGTGAGGAGTATCTTCATGGGGATTTAAACATGAAATTGGTATTATATCGAGTGGACAGACAAAAGACTGAAAATGATGATGTATATGCCGAAGTGGGAACCGATGAAATCAAATATTTCCCACCAATCGAATTTAATGGTTTGGTTAAAATAGAGGAACCAAAGAATGTTGCATATAAAACAGGTTTACTTAGATATTTGGAACCAGGTAATATGATACTTTCCGTTTATATTAAACATTTAGAAGAATTAAAGATTGATATTAGATACGGTGATTATATTGGATATCCTGAATCCGAAACAAGAACAAGGTTTTATACCGTTACAAATGACGGAAAGGTAACGTCGGATAATAAACATAATATGTTTGGATATAAACCATATTATCGAACAATAACGTGTACACCAGTACAAGATTCATCATTTAGAGGAGTATAACATGGGAATACCAAAAAGAAAACTTAGTGTGACACTATATCCTGAAAAAATATTAGTGGAAAGAAGACAAGAATTGTTAGAAAAAATAACAAAGTCAGACGCGTATTTACCCGAATCAATATTACATGATGATATGGATATGGGATTTTTGGAATATGTAAATAAGAATTTTAAGGTAGTTTCAAATAACGTTCAAATACCAATTATTAATAAAATATTAACCATTCAAAGATGGGGTGAGTTTACACAAAATTGGAGTTTTAGTAATGAGGATGGAAATATGGAACTTCCGTTTGTTGCAATTATAAGAAAGCCAGACGTTCAATATGGTACCAATCCATCAGTACAAAGAACAATACCTGATAGATATCAATTTCATTATGCTACCGTACCTACTTGGAATGGAACATCAATGGGTGCTGATATCTATAAAATCCCACAACCAATTCCGGTAGATATTTCATATGAAGTTACCATTATTTGTAATCGTTTTAGGGATTTGAATAAATTTAATAAAAAAGTACTACAAAGATTTCCATCAAGACAAGATTACACAAGAGTAAAGGGTCACTACATCCCTATTGTATTAGATAGTATTGACGATACAAGTCCGATGGAAGCATTAGATGGACGTAGATTTTATATGCAAAATTATAAATTTACAATGTTAGGGTTCTTAATAGATAGTGACGAGTTTGAGGTTAGTCCCGCTGTTAGTAGACTATTTATTATGAGTGAATTTACAAATGAAAACGCAAATATGAGAAAATATCAAAATAAGTCTCTTAGTTTAACTAATGTTAACTTTACGGGAAATGGAACACAAACATTATATAGTGTGGGTGAAAGTATTGGTACGTTATTTGGAGTATCAGTTAATGGAGTTTTACAAGAAAAAGGTAATGATTTTTATCACATTACATATACACATAAAATAACATTTGTTACACCTCCACCAGCGAATGCCGTAATACTAATAACATATTATAAAGGTAGAAACAACGTTATATTAGATACCTACGGTAAGGTTATTCAAGTCGATAAAGAAGTTTTTACATATACCGGGTCTACAGTTACGTTTAACGTATCAAACCCAATTAGTAGTGTAATCACATTAGACATTAACGGATTAGTTGAAGACGAGTCGTCAGGTTATACCGTTGGTGAACAATCTGTTACTTTATTAGGAACCCCTGTTGTGGGTTCTGTTATTACGGTTTCTTACTTATATTAAGATTCACCATAAATGTCTTTTTTGGGTTTACATAGGTCTTCTATGAACTTTTCCAACAATTTATAAATTTTTAATCCATTTTTTTCACAATGGGTTTTAAGTAGTTGGTGATGTTTTTCACTGATTTTGACGTTTTTCGTTTTGTTTTCCATAATTAAAGATATAAAAAGATAAATAAGTATCTTTTTATAAAAAGTATCGAAATCTTTGATAAAAACAAAGATATTTATAAGATAACTAATAAAAACATTTAACCAAAAACAAATCGATGGCAAATTCAAACAGAGTATTCGTTTCTCCAGGTGTGTACACATCTGAGAAGGATCTAACATTCGTAGCACAAAGCGTCGGAGTAACAACATTGGGTTTAGTGGGTGAAACCTTAAAAGGTCCCGCATTTGAACCTATTTTAATTGGAAACTTCGATGAATATAAAACATACTTCGGACCAACTTCACCTGAAAAATATGGTGACGGTAACCCAAAATACGAATTAGGGTATGTTGCAAAATCATATTTACAAGAATCCAACCAATTATTCGTAACAAGAGTATTGGGATTAACAGGATATAAAGCAGGAAAAACATTCGGAATTAAAACTTTAGGTACAAAGAGTAACATAATTGTAGCGGCATTAAGGTCAAGAGGACGTTATTCAGGTGAAACTTTAATATATGAAGTTACTGGAAATACCTCGTTTGTGATTAGTGGTTCAACACTAGAAAGTGATCCATTATCCGAATTTACAATTTATGTAACGGGGGTAACTGAAGGTGCAAAATCATTCACTTGTAGTTTAGATACAACATCTCCAAAATATATAACTAAAGTATTAGGAACCGCACCGTTTGATAAGGCTTATGGTGATGTACCACTTTACGTACATGAAGTTTATCCAAATTTAAATTTAAACCTTTACCGTAATGGTTCAATTAGTGGATTAAGTTTAACTGAGGTATATAACGCTGAAGGTAATAATTTTGCTGATGGGTATGACGCAGATGATTTATCTAAATTAGCCGCCATTTCACCAACTGTAGTTTCAGAAGTAAGAGGTGGTAAAGTTGACGAATTATTTGATGTCATTACAATTTCAGACGGGGATACCGCAAATATTGAGGTTAAAATAACGATACAAAATATCAATTTAGATACTGGAGAATTTGATTTATTAGTTCGTGATTTTAATGACTCTGATGAGAATATGGTTGCGTTGGAGAAGTTTACAAGATGTAGTATGAATCCAGATGTTGCAGGTTATATCGCAAGAAAAATTGGAACATCTGATGGTGAATATTCATTAAATTCAAAATATATCATGTTATCAATGAGTGATAACGCACCTGTCGATGCATTTCCTGCAGGATTTAAAGGATTTGCAGGAGCAACAATCTCAGGGGCTACGTTAGGTAGTGTTTTATATAAAACTGAATTTTTTGATGCTGGAGATACAATATACACAGGAGCCACTCTTTCAGGTTATACGGGATTGACAAGTAGTGGTGACAAATATAGAAAAACTTCATTAGGTTTATCTTCTGATGGTTATCATAGTTTTGATAGTGATTTATTTAAATATAAAGGTACGGGTTCTACAATGAATTATACCAATGGATTCCATTTGTCAACAAACGCATCCTCAATCACAGGAACAACATATCAATGTACTCCATATGATTTAGAGGGTCAAAGTGGTGGAGATGGAAATAAATTAACATCTATTAACTATCGTAAATTCACATTTGCAGCTTGTGGTGGTCATGATGGTTGGGATATCTATAGACAAACAAGAACAAACACAGACGCGTATGTTTTTGGAAAAAATACATACACATCAGGTAATACAACTAATGGAGGGTTATTTGGAACCGCATTTGGTACCGCTAACTCAGATTTATACGCTTATTTAAAGGGTATTGAAACATTCGCCAACCCTGAGGCTGTTAATATTAACGTATTTGCAACTCCAGGTATCAATTTCTTTGACCACTCATCTTTAGTTACACAAGCTATTGATATGGTTGAAAATGATAGAGCGGATTCAATTTATATTATTGGTTCTCCTAATGAATCAGCTTCAGCGAATGTTATTTCAGATTTAGAAGAACAAGGAATTGATTCTAACTATTCTGCAACATATTGGCCTTGGATTCAAGTAAGAGACACAGATAACGCAACTCAACTATATATCCCACCAACAGGTGAGGTTGTTAGAAACATTGCGTTGACAGATAACGTTTCTTATCCTTGGTTCGCGGTAGCAGGTTATTCAAGAGGTTTGGTAAATGCAATTAAAGCAACTAAAAAATTAACTCTTGATGAAAGAGATGAATTATACAAGAACAGAATTAATCCAATCGCAACATTCTCTGATACAGGTACCATTATATGGGGTAACAAAACGTTACAAGTTAGAGAATCGGCTTTAGATAGAATTAACGTAAGAAGATTACTATTGAGAGCAAGAAAGTTAATTTCAGCTGTTGCAGTTAGATTGTTGTTTGAACAAAACGATGACCAAGTAAGACAAGAATTCTTAAGATTGGTAAATCCAATTTTGGAAGCAATTAAGAAAGAGAGAGGTCTTTTTGATTTCCGTGTAAGTGTATCAAATTCTCCTGAAGATATTGATGCTAACACATTGAGAGGTAAGATTTATATCAAACCAACTCGTTCTCTTGAATTTATTGATTTAGAATTCATTATTACTCCAACAGGAGCTTCATTTGAAAATATCTAATCTAAAAGGAGATATAAATAAGAAGGGGGTCGAAAGACCTCCTTTTTTGTTTGTGGAATGCTCCACGTGGAACGTTTTACGAGAAAAATGAATGTATACTCGGCCCAGTATATACTAGTATATTCTAGAACTAGTTATTTAAGTATTTATATTTAATAAAGAAATATAAGAGTTTATACTGGAACTAGATACTGGAGCCTGTAAAAAACTACGAAAAATAATTGACATTATCAAGTACTTTAATAAAAATAGTAAAAATAAATTATTTTCCAATATAGATATATTTATAAGTAAGTATAAAATAACAAAAAATTTAACAAATACAAAATGGCAGATTTATTAATGAAAATGCCGGTTCCATATGAACCGAAAAGAACAAACCGATTTATCTTAAGATTTCCATCTTCATTGGGAATTAATGAATGGTATGTGTTCTCAACATCTAGACCAAAAGCAAAAATAAAATCAGTAGAGATACCATTCTTGAATACTTCAACATACGTGGCGGGTAGATTTGAGTGGGAGGAAATGTCTGTAACGTTTAAAGACCCAATCGGTCCTTCTGCATCACAAGCGTTAATGGAATGGTTCCGTTTACATGCTGAATCAGTTACAGGTCGTATGGGATATGCTGCTGGTTATAAAAAAGACATTGAACTTGAGATGTTAGACCCAACAGGTGTTGTGGTTGAAAAATGGATTTTACAAGGTACTTTCTTAACAGGATTGAACTTTGGAGATTTGGACTACTCAAGAGACGATATTGCAACTATCCAAGCTTCTTTAAGAATGGATAGATGTATTCAAGTTTATTAATATTACATTTTTTTCATACATAAGACCGATAACTCAGAAATGGGATATCGGTTTTTTTATTTATAAACTTTACTTTCTTGTAATTATAGTATAAACTTATATTATGGAAGAATATAAAATTGACCCAACAATCGCATATGACGTTGTAGAATTACCTAGTCGAGGGATTTACTACGCCAACAACAAGAAATCACTCAAAATTTCTTATTTAACTGCTGCGGATGAAAACATATTGGCGGCACCAAATTTAATACAGACAAATCAAATTGTTACAGAACTTTTAAAAAGAAAAGTTTTGGACAGAGATATGAATGTAGATGATTTAATTGAAGAGGATAAACAAGCGATTTTAATATTTTTAAGAAACACCGCATTTGGTACGGAATATAAATTAACATTAAACGACCCAAAAACAGATAAGACATTTGATATTGAGGTTGATTTAAGTTCGTTGGATTTCAAACCATTTGATTTGGTTCCTGATGCAAATGGGGAATATTCGTATTTTATGGAGAAAAGTAAAATCGATATTACTTTTAAATTTTTAACACAGAAACAAGAATTAGAGATAAAAGAAATTCAAAAGAGTTGGAACGGTAACGGTGTTGCACCAATTATTACAAAACAACTTGAATTCATGATTAAATCAATTAAGGGTAACAGAGATATTATGAATATCAGAAACCTAATTGAAAATTTACCAATAAAAGATTCCCAAAGTTTCAGGAAATTTATCAACGATAAAAAACCTGGAATCAATTTAAACAAAAAAACAACGACCCCTTCAGGAGAAGAAATCCAATTTGAAATTGGGTTTGGGGTAGAGTTTTTTCGCCCTTTCTACGGATTATAAGCGCAATCAATTAACGGAGATACTATTTTTAGTGAAAAGAGGGTTTTCATATGGGGATATTATGTCAATGCCAGTCTATGTTAGAAAATATTTTATTTCATTCATGATGGAATTAGAAAACTCTAACTAATCTATTTATATGTATGCCAACAGACAAAGAATTAAAAAGGGCGGCTGACGAAAGTTTAGATAAGTTTAGTAAACTTTACGACCCAAAGGGTGAAAATCCTACCGCCACGGTAAACGCATATAAACTTTATAAAAGTTTAAGTTTATCCGACATTGAAGCTAAAGGAGATAAACCATCATCAACTGCGGGAAAATTCGCTAAAGGAACTTTAGGTATCATACAAACACAAGAGGCTGGTGGTTCATATGCTGATAGTAAAAGTGTTGTAAACGCCGAAAAAGTGTTTAGTTTGGCGTTTGATACAAAAGGTAATTTATTAGAATCAGGTAAAATATTTTCAAATATTCTTGAGGAAGCAGGAACACAAGGAAAACAAGAATTAAGTAACCAAGCTGTATTGTTAACAGACATTAACACTAAAACAGGATTAACAGGTAAATTATCAAAAAATTATAGAGAAGAAATATCTGCAGCATATCCCGCATTAGCAAGATTAGGAATTGAATATTCTGAATTGGCAAATGCTGCAGTGTCATTAGTACAACAATCGGGTAAATTTAATTTAATTAATAAAGAACAATTTGAGTCTATGGGTTTAGCGGCTAAGGCTTACGTTGGAAGTATTGCTGAGGTTGTTGAGATGATACCCGGATTTGAAAGGGTTGGTATTGGTGCAACTGGTGTTGTGAAAGCAGTTTCAGAGGCTGGTGCAAGATCAATAAATCTTGGTTTAAGTTCACAAAAAATTACAAAAGAATTAGGTCAAAATATTGGGTTATTAAATTCGTATGGTTTTCAAAACGGAGTTCAGGGTCTTGAAAGAATGGTTCAAAAAGCAACCGAATTTAGAATTAGTATTGCTGAAGTTTCTAAATTGGCGGACAATGTGTTTACACCTGAAAAGGCCATTGATTTGGCCGCAAATTTACAAGTGTTAGGTGGAGCAATAGGAGATTTTAACGACCCACTTAAACTAATGTATATGGCCACAAATAATGTGGAAGGTTTACAAGATGCATTAATTGGTGCTGCGAGTTCATTGGCAACATATAACCAAGAACAAGGAAGATTTGAGGTAACGGGACTTAACCTAAGAAAGGCAAGAGAAATGGCACAGGCGTTAGGTGTTGATTATAAAGAGTTAACTAACGCGGCAGTTGCCGCTCAAGAAAGGTTAACAGCGGGTGAATCGTTATCTGGTCTAAGTATTAAAGCGGAGGACAAAGAATTTTTAACAAACATTGCACAGATGCAAGACGGTAAAATGACCGTTTCATTACAATCTAAAGAATTAAAAGATTATTTTGGTGGTACAACCGTAGCATTAGAATCTTTAACAGATACACAAGCTAGTAAATTATTGGAATTTAAAAAAGAATTTGAGAAATTATCGCCAGAAGATATTGTTAGAAAACAAGCGACAGACGTTGAAAATATTAGAAGAGATTTAACCTTTTTAGTTGCATCAACAAGACTTAGGGGTGAAGAATTAATTAAAGCGGTTGCTGAAGGTGCTGGTGTGTCATTTAAGGCGGCTGCGGATACAGTAAGAGTAATGACAGGTGGTAGTGAAGCTTCTGTAAATAAAATTTTATCTAAATTAGAGGCGGACGCAAAAAAAGATGCTGATAAAAAAGCCCAAACGGCAAAAGTAAACGCACCAAAATCAAATGAAGTAATGACCGCAGACCAAGTTAAAAATGAGGTCGAGAAAAAAGTTGCGGACACAAATAAAGGAACACAAAATGTGAATATGAGTGTTAAACATGAAGTTCAAGTTCCTGCAGTTATGGATGCACTTCAAAGAGAAATTGTAAAAGACCAAAGTTTATTTGCAAGTTGGGGTTCAAGAGCGGATTCAGATTACACAACACCTCCAGTTGCTAAAGGAAGATAAATTAGTTTATATCTATTTATATTAAAACAGAATAATGCCAAGTTACTTAGACTTTGATTCAACCAAAAATTTTAGAGATAAAATACTAGGTAAAACGTTAAATAGACCAAATGGTCCACAAACGTTTACCAAGACAGACTATGGTGTGCAAAATACAAGTGATATTGCAAATAAGGATTTAGACAATGTTGACACTAATAGAGGTAATGATTTATTAATACCACAGAATTCCAACACATTTAAGCCTGAAATTTACACAATTAAAGAGGATTTAAATACATTACCAAGAAGGTCTAATTTAAACCTATATCCATATTTTCCAACTAATGGAGAATCATATAATTTGATTGGAATAATGAATACAGACCAATATGAAATGGAGTCTGAATTATTCAAATTTGCGGCAAATAACATTAAAAACAATACAGATGGTCCTGTATATTCAAGAATTGCTCAAAATGTTGCAAAAAACACTTTAGGTAGAGTTAGAATTCTTGATGCGTTAAATGGTAATACAACCACTGCGGTAAACATTATCACAGGTAGGGAACCCTTAATTGAATCAAATTATAAAATTACGGTTGATAATACATTAAGTATTCCGGGTCAAGCTGCAAATTTTTTGGAGATTGTATCTGGTATCCAATTACCGTTCTCAACAATACCTGGAGATTACCTTAGTGATCCATCAAATCCAATCAATTACAGACCTGTGGCTTCCACGGAGTTAGGTAAACTATATCAAGATGTGACTGGAGCTTTAGGTTCGTTAATTGGAATAAAAAGACGTCCTAAATTAGATAGAAAACCTTCTGACCTATTGATTGAACATATGGGTCAAGGACAGAAAAATAGATTATTTGATTTGTTGTCATTTTCAAAATATTCACCAAATTACACAACAACCGCTAGATCACAAAACACATCAAAAATATTCAGTTATGTTGATAAAGCAGCACAAGGTGTTAAAAATCTATTAGGGTTAGAGGCACCAAAAGGTATTGCATATATTGGTGACGATAGAGGAGAGGATGTGAAATATGCGATGAATGATTTTAATGATAGACCTGTTAGAAGTAGTTACTATTTAACACTATTATTTGATGAGGTGTCAGCAAATTTATTTCACTCAACTAAAAATTATACAGAAGGTGGTTCAGTTGGTGGTAAATTATCATGGATTAGTAAAAACTCTAAAAATGAGTTAGGCGCTAATAACCAACAATATGCTGATAGTGCTTCAGCATTAACAGAATCCTTATCAACAAAATACGATTTTAGGTCAGATTCCATATTAGGAATTACACAAGAAATATTAGATTCAATGCCATCAGATGGTGGCGCCGCTCGTTCACATGTTGCAAATGTAATAGACCAAACAAGTAGAATATTCCAAGACGGTGATATTAAAATATCACGAGGTTCTGCAATTAAGTATACCGATAAGTACGGTGGTGAAAAGGGTGTTGAATATTGTAGAGTTTGGACAAAAGATAGACCATATTCACATCTTTCAGACACAATGAAAAGAACGTCAATCATTAGAAAATATGACGGAAGTGTAATGGGTGGTGGAAGTAGACCTTGGAATTTGAATATTGGACCGATGTCAAATGGTAGAAAATCATTTGATAATTCAACAAACATTAAAGATGGACAAGCTAAAAAGTACATGTTTTCTTTTGAAAATTTAGCGTGGAAATCGTCAAATAGAGATGGATTTAGAGTTTCAGACTTACCCGTTTGTGAAAGAGGTCCAAATGGTGGTCGTGTTATGTGGTTTCCACCTTATGATTTAAAGGTAAGTGAACAAAACGCCGCTAGATGGGAAGAAAATTCATTTTTAGGAAGACCTGAACCAATATACACATATCAAAACACAGCAAGAAGTGGACAAGTTTCATTTAAAGTTGTTGTTGACCACCCAAGTATTTTAAATCTTTTAGTAAGAGAACATTTTGGTGGAATGAGTGATGAAGAATCTGAAAATTATATTAATGCATTTTTTGCTGGATGTAAAGATGAGGATTTTTATAGTTTAATTCAAAAATACACACAATTAGATCAGAATGATGTAAACAATATTAAGGCGTATTTGAATGCGGGTTCACCTAAAGAGATTATTAAAAAATTCAAATATACATCAGAGGATGTTAAAATATCAAAACCAGATACAAATTCAGAAAAAACTAATCAACCAGCACCATTTGAAAAACAATTCTATTTTGATAATGATTTTCCAAAAGCTGGTGGTGACGATGAAAAATCAAGTCAAACATATTCACAATTATTTGCTGCTTATTCAGGAAAAAGTATAGATTATAGTGATAAATTAAATGAAGATTTAACCGAACTATTACTTACACCAACAAATCCAAATTACAAAACGGACATTATTACATTATTTGGAGATACAACGGTAACGGGGAATACAATCGAAACAATAAACTTTCAAACAACTAAAATAACAAATGCATTTACTGAATTAACTAACACATATAATTCATATATTGGTAAGATTAATGAAATTAAAACAGGTTTAGATAAAAATAATATTAAAGAAGTTAATATTAGAATTTTTACATCAACATCAGAAGTTGCTGACGACACGTATAATTTTTATTTAGGTGTAAGAAGAATTCATAGTATAATTCTTGATATTTTTGATAAAATTAAAAAAGATAAAACACCACCATTAAATTGGCCATCTAAAAAGATATTTTCTAATTTCCAAAAAAAGGGGTTTCCACTTTCACAATTTCCATTTGGTTATACATTTGAAGATTTTGGTTATGTTGGTAATAAAGGTGTTATAACTTTTGTACATAAAACTGAGGGTGAAAGTGCGGTGTTATCAAACGGTGGTGGTGAGAAAAATCTTAACTGTAAGACAGTATTAAAAACAACGTTCGGTTTAAAAACAACTGCACCTGTTGCATTCTTTTGTAGACAGGCTAATGTTAGTATTGAAGTTAGTACAAACCCAACAGAAACAAAAGAACCTACTACAATTACAATACCTAAGATTAAAATTGAAGAAGACGAACCACAAACAATATATAATTCAAAACCAACAATAGATGTGATGAAAAGAATCATCATGAAAACTTTATCTGAATGTTTTTATTTTAAACAATTAGAGGAGAAATCACCGGTGGCGTTTACATCACTAAAAGAAAAATTAAAATATTTTCATCCAGGATTTCACTCAACAACACCGGAAGGTTTGAATAGTAGATTAACGTTTTTATTACAATGTGTTAGACCTGGCGACACCATTCCAATTAAGGGTACCTCAGATAATGCAGATTTAAATGCAAGAAACACATCGTTTGGTCCACCACCTGTTTGTGTTATGAGAATTGGTGATTTTTATCATTCTAAAATTATCATTCGTGATATTAATATTAGTTATGACGATAGTCCATGGGATATGAATCCAGAGGGTATTGGATATCAACCAATGATTGCAACAGTTCAATTACAAGTTAGTTTTATTGGTGGTCAAGGTTTAGAAAAACCTGTGGAAAGATTACAAAATGCATTATCATCTAATTTCTTTGCAAACACTGAAATGTATGATGAAAGGTCTGATTCAACCACAACTACAATGGGTGGTAAAAAGACTGATGAATTTACTAAAGAATTTTTGGAAGAATTAACAAAAAAGCCAGAATTCCAATTAGATAAAATGAAAGAAGATAATAAAACCGAGGTAACCGAAGGTACATATATTGGAACATTATCAGGAACAAAATTAAACTATGATACTTTAGTTAATTCGGTATATAGTACTGTTGGTCAATATACAAACACATATCAATCAGCATACACACATATTGTTAAAACATATGGTAAAAAAATTGGAGATGTTTTATTATCACCAACATATAGAACTATTAATACAATAACGGGCTCTACTGATGGAACCATTTCAATATTGGGAGAATATCCAACAGGACTTTTTAATGATTTAGAAACGATAGTTTTAAACATAAAAAGTGCAATGAATTCAGCAATTACACTAATTCCATTAAGTTCTTCGGTCTTTGATTTACTTGAGTTTGGTGACCCTAAAGTTGATTCATATGATCAAATTTTTAAAGATGAAATTACTTTTATTGTTAATCAGTCTCTCGATTCTTTAGTTGAAAATAAACAAATTAAGGATGTTGAAATTGCAAGAAATGAAGTTATTACTGTGATAGATAAAACTAATTTTCTTGTAACGTATGGACATGATGTTCAAATTTCAGGATTAACATATACTAAATCAAATTTAACAGGTTTTAACAGTACAACTTTTTATAATCAATTTAAACCAGCAATAACATATTTAAAATCGGCAACTTCACAAAATGTTTTGGAGTTGGAACCGACAAGTCCTAATTTTACTGAATTGACATTAGGTTTTAATTCTGAAGATTTAAAAAGTATTTTATCAATATTATTAATTGGTAAAAAAGATACAATAGTACAACAATTTGCTAGAAACCCTTTAATGTCTGCAGACGATATTGGAAATGTTAGTAGTATGTTAGATAGTTTTATTTATAAAGAACCTACTTTAACATTAGGTGTAGAGAACAGACTTAATATTATATTAGGTCCATTTCCAGTTAGACCAAATGATAAACCTATAGAATTTGAAATTTCAAGTACAGAGGAAATGACAGATGATGCTGAAGGATTAGTTGCTAATAATATTTTCATAAATAAAAATAAATTGGGGACCACATTAAATTTTTATAAACCATGAGTAGACAATATTTCGATAGGTACCAATATTTTGTAAAAGACGGAAATTTTAGAATTATTCCTGGAATTGAAATACCAATTAAAGGTAGTGACAAATATATTCAATATAAAAGCGGTAAAGATAGGTTAGATAAATTATCACAAGAATATTATAACACTCCATTATATGGGTGGTTAATCTTGTTGGCTAATCCTTTGGCTGGTAGTATCGAATTTACTATACCAGATAATTTCTACATTAGAGTACCATTTCCTTTACTTGACACTTTACAAGATTACAAAAGTGCCGTAGAATTGTATAACTTATATTATGGCGAACAATAATTTAAATAGTGGTGAGAACATATTGGTTAAAGTTGACCAAAACAATGTAATTTTAATTGACCCAAATAGCGTTTCAAACGGTCCAAATGTGGAAATGAGAAATGTGAAACAGGAAAATTTGGTTATGTATGTTAATTTGGAAGCTGACTTAGTTCCAAGAACAACACTTGCGGCGTCAGGAGATGGTTCAGCTCAAAGTACATTATTGACTGTAGCTAAAGGAAATCTTAGTTTTTTGAGAGCACAAGATGGTCAAGATTTAAACACAGGTTGGACAGATTCATTTTTTAATTCGACAGAAAAAACACAAACAGTAACAGATAAGAATGGTAAGAAAACACCAGTAGGAACAGGCGAATTTTTCCAAGCCGATTCCTCAGGTCAATCATTTGGTATTGAAAGTATTAATATAAACGTTAAAGGTTCAAATTTCATTCCACAGGTAAATATAAATTTTGTGGACGTTAGAGGTAAGACATTATTTGAATCACCAAACAACACACCATATAAAGCATTCTTTCATTTACCGTGGCCAATTTTTTATCTAACAGTAAAAGGATATTATGGTAAAGCAATTAGATATAGATTACATCTAACAAAATTCACATCAAAATATAATGGATCTAATGGTAATTTTGACATATCAACAACATTTGTCGGTTCAACTTATGCATTTTTAAATGATATACCATTAGAGGGTATATTGAATGCTCCATATATGTACATGATTGAAAATGACGGAAAGAACTCAACATTTAACACAAATACAGGTACGTATCAAAAGAAAATATCAAAATCAAGTAGAGGATATACTTTATTAAGAACAATTTATAGTGAATATAAACAGAAAGGACTTTTACCAAAAAACTTTCCCGTTAAGACATTAAGAGAAGTTATTACCATTGCTAAATCACTGGATAACATATTAGAAAGAGAAATATTTGACCAAAAGGTTGATATGAAAATTTTTAATGGTATTAAAGAATTTGAAAAAATTGTACAAGATTTTGAGTCTGCTGTGGTTCAATGGGGTAAAAAATATTTAAGTAACGACAGTTATACTGATGCAACATCAAAAATAAAATATTATTATTTATCTGGTCAAAATAATGGTAAGTTAGATAACATTACAAATGCAACTGATAATAAAACTTTAGAATTTATTTTAACCAATAAAGTAAAAGAACTTCGTAAAACTGCCGATTTCTCATCAAGTTACATTAACAAATCGGGTATTGATTTTAAACAACAAACATTTAATTTTTTAAATAAAATTAAAGACATTTCTAAGTACTATCAATCAAAAGAAGGGAAATATTCAATAGCATATGATTTATTGTTAAGTGACATATATGAAATACAAAAATCATTTTTAGCACAAAGAGATAAATTACAAAAGTATGTTGAGGAGGTAATGAACCAAGTTATTAAAGACCCGTTAAAAGGTATTGGGTTCAAACCTACAATACGTAATATATTTGGTGTAATCATGGCTAACGCAGATGTGTACATTAGATTATTAAAAGATGTACATACAAAATCGTTTGAGGCGTCATCAAAAAGAAAAGACTTAGTTAACAACTATAGTAATGAATCTGAAGGTGATAACATTTATCCTTGGCCTGAAATTAGAAAAATTACATCAAATAAACAAAGTGTTATTGCATATCCTGGTGATTCAGATTTAAGGGCAATATTACGTGCTGATGATAAAACAATGTGGCCTGAAGTTGATTTTATTGAAAACTACCAATCAGTTGCGACAAAGAGAACTGACCCATTGGCAGAAAAAGAAGGTGGAGTGGGTGCGATTAATTATGTATTTGAAAGTAATTCACCCGATATTAATTTAAATAAAACCGCGACATTATTTCAAATTGAAAGTAGTCAACCATACATGGATAAATCTATGGCAGGATTACTTTTTGAGATATTTGAAAGAGCAAGGTATTCAACATTGTTGGATTCATATAATAGTCAAACCATAATTGAGTTGGCAAATAATGAATTTGATAATTTACAAAAAATATTAGAAGAAGATTTTGATATTGTTGATATAATGAAAACCATCAACAGTGCATCAACATTGACTGATTATATGTTATCATTTTCACCATTTGATAGATATCCATATTTCCAAGATAAATTACCAACAATACCATATATAAAAAATTTGGAGGAGTTTCCGTTTAAAATATCTCAATACAATATTGATTCAAATCCGTCAAGAAATGAAAATTATACTAAATTAATTGAAGAATTAAAAAACTATCAACCTGAGAGTTATAGAAAAAACATATATCCATTTAATTCTAGTCTTTATTTAAATTATTTAAATAAAACAGATTATAATTTAGACGATTTAAATTTAAGAAACATTACTAATGTTGATACAACAGAAGGTTTAGTAAGTACTTCACGTAATTCTGAAATGTGGATTAAGTCTGGATATACTAAGAATTTATTTTTACAAAATTTTAATATTACACAAAGTAATGGTAAAACTAACATTCTAAACACGCCATATTTTCACAAACAACTTTATACGGATTTTAAAAAAAGTAGTCCATTAGGAAAATATTCGGGTTCGGCATATCTTTTATTAAATTCTTTACCATTTAAAGATTTAGAAGATAAAGTACTTCAGGACCAAACAAGAATGTCGAGTTTATTTAAAGAAATTGGTGCGTCTCATTATGTACCATATCATTTAATGTTAAAGTGGGGTTCAATATATCATAGATATAAAAAGAAAATTTTAGAAGACGTTGATATACTATCAGGTTTTTTAACAAACAATATTACACAACCAATTAGTGGAAGTACTCTTTTTGATTATGGAGTTGGAAGTACATACACTATAAATTCAGAATCAATTACTCATTCATCTAGTAAACATATTGGATTACATCCTTTTTATGATTCAATATTTCATCAAATAGTAAACAATTACGCAATATCTGATACGGGTTCTACAATTTTTAATGCAAATGTAACCGGTGGAACTATAAATGCTAAAACCGAAACTTATGGTGATGGTATAAAGTATTACACCACATTTGTTAATAATTCAAAAACAGATCCTGACCTTTACAAATATTATACCTTATTACCTTCAGTAGGTGGTAACCCAAAAGAAAGTGCACCTTATAGTGTTTCGGAATACAATTCAAAAATACAATCAAGTTTTAGAGTTGTTTGGGTTGACGATGATATTAAAACAACAGATTATAGTGGAGCAACTTTTCCAAGTTATAATCAATATGTTAAATCATATGTTAGTGGAACCATCAAAACAGATGATAATAAATTTGGATTAAGTTCAGACTATAGAAAAGTGATGGATTTAATTGGAACTTTTAGTCCATCAATATTAGATGAATTTGAATCTTGTTTTATAGAATTTTCAACAGAGAAAGTTAATGAAGAAATACCTTATCACAAATTTCCACCGTATACGGGAACAACAAAGGAGGTTTACACATTAAAATATGATAAGTTTCAAGATTTATTAAAAGAAATTGTTACTGTACCAATAGACACCCAAACCGACCCGGCCGATTCTGGTGAGTTAATTAAAAGTTTAAAAACTAAACAATTAACTAAATTAGAATTAATAACTGCAGAAATGTTAAAGGCTGATAATTTAATCAAATTAACAATGGGTAATCCAAAAGAGATTAACCCACATGTTTGGTATGGTTTGGCTAAATTTGATAATGTTAACACATTTAATTATGGAACATATAATTTAACAACACAATCAGGAGATACAAAATATGTGGAATTATATGTTGGACCATATGTAAGCGGAACCTCTATTAATAACGAATATTTAAATTTTTTCAAAGATTTAAATATTGAACTTAGTGAAAGTAATGTTCTTCAATTTAGACCATTAATACTAATATATGCTGGTTATATTAAAAATGGAGGTACAAATACGTTAACCGCATTTAGAACATATCTTACAGATAATGTACTAACCAAAGCATCGGATAGATTGTCAATTTATTTAGTACAGTTAATTGGAAAATTTAGTTCATTAAAAACAAAAGAAAATAAAAATCAATTAACTGTTTTTAGTGGATTTAATGATCAAATCCTAAAACTTGAAGAATATAATTATTTTAAAACATTTAATGATAAATGGGTTTCAGGTAATTCATTAGGTAGTAGGTCATTAATGGAAGAATTCTTATTCTTTGATAAGGCGAACAAAGATATTGGTGACGTTGCATATATAAGTTTGGAAAAATTATTACCATTAGATGACCGTAAAAATGATAAGGCAAATTTATATGGTGTAATATCCATGTTAATTCAAGGAACGGGTTTTGACATGAGAGCATTACCTGCATATATTAATTTTTATGGAACTAACGTTAATGGTAAATCTAAAACAACATCTTCTAAAAAAGTCGCAGAAAATTTGTTTGGAACATTTTTAGATGTTGATTACCAAGAATCATCACCAAAAATTATTATTCAATATACAGGACCTACATCAAAAAGATTGGAGTTGTCTGACATTGAGGCAAAAGAAAATAAATTTAAAAACGATAGTGGTAACTTATTTGCAAACGCACAAAGTCCACTTGTTGTAACAATAGATGCTGGTAACCAAGTCGGTGATTTATATAAATCAAATAAGGTGGTTGCTTTTGAAGTAAGTGTTGGGGATGAAAATCAAGCATTATTTAAAGGAGTTCAACTTGACCAATCATCTCAAAGAGAAACAACTGAATCCATGGCGGCAACTGAAAATTTAGGTCGTTCAGAATCGGGTGCTGGTGTTTATCAATTAGACACAAGTTTGTTTGATATATATAGATTGAGATCATATACTTGTGAGGTAACGATGATGGGTAATGTAATGATACAACCAACAATGTATTTCTATTTGAAGAACATACCAATGTTTAGAGGTTCATATTGGATAACCGAAGTTTCACATAATATAAAACCTGGTAATATATCAACCGTATTTAAAGGAACAAGAATACCATACACTTCTTTACCTGACCCAAAAGATTCTTTCTTATCAAGTTACAGAGTGTTATTTGATAAAATTACCAAGGCGGCTCAAAATAGAGTTAAGGAAGAAAATTTAGTATTATCAGGAGATACAAAAACTGAAAAAATACTTAATACGGAGAACGGATCACTAATTATTGATATGGGTGACCCTAAAGTTGCACCTAAAGGAGAAAAATTACAATCCACATCAGGAGTTAATGAATTTGGAGTTAATTGGGGTGGTAGAAACGGTGAAAAATATATTCAAGAAGTTGAATATAACGGTACCAAATATCTTAGGGCAATTGCTTGTGTTATGGGTGGTAAAAATTACGAACCAGCTTATGACATTGAAATGGGAATTATAAATCGAATCACCACTAAAACGGTAAAATCGGGTGTAGTTGAAAGACCGGGTAAAATATATTGGCAAGACATAAAGGATAACAAAAAAAATCAATTCTATTCAATGAAGTTTGATTTATCATCGTCTTATCCAAGTTTAATTATAAGTGCTGAAACAACATTTGTAAACCCAAATGGTAAAACACCTAAAACGATTACAGTTAAACCATTACAAAATCAATACCCAACCGACAATGTCGAAATTAGACCTGACAATATATGGGGTCCAATTAATAGAGGACCAAATGTCGCTGGTTTTGGTGTTTCTTTATCCAAGAAATTAATGACTGATTTAGGGTTAACTGATGGTCAAGTTGTTTATTTTACAATGAAGAAGGGATATTAATAATAATTGAGATATTTATATGAATATGAGAAATAATTTAGATAACACAATAGACAATTTTTTAACACCTAAAAACGTTAAAAAAGTTTCCCATGACGGAATGGAAAGGGAAGAATGTGATATGGTAACAGGAGAATGTTACACTATCAGAGAAAAAGACGGAATCGTTGAAAGAATAAATAAAAGATATATTACCGATGACGGTAGACAATTATTACAAGATTAAGCCATGTTAGAACAAAAACTACAAGAAGAATTAAATCGTTACAAAGCCATCAATAGATATGGTAAAACGATGATAATGGAACAAGATGCTCTTGGTGGTGAATTACCTCCACCTGCAGACCCTGCGGCTGCACCTGCTGACCCAGCGGCATTACCTACAGATGTTCCAGCTGCAGATCCTGCAATGGACCCTATGGCTGACGCAGGAGCGGCACCAGCATTACCTGAAGGTGATACTACAGAGGAAATTGATATTACTGATTTAGTCGATATGACTAAGAGTATCAAAAAAGATATTGAAACTAATAAACAAGACCACGGTGCGGTTGTAAGTAAAATGGACGATGTGTTTACCAAATTAGGTGACTTAGAACAAAAACTTGCTCAAATGGACCAAGTTATGGCTAAAATTGACCAATTAGGCACTCAAGTTCAACAGATGAAACCTGAAACTCCAGTTGAGAAATTAGAAATGAGATCTTTAGATTCATATCCATTCAACGAAAAACCACAAGAATTTTTCGCTCACAAACAAGGTGAAATGAGACAAAGTGGTAAGAACGAATATATCTTAACTAAAGACGAGGTAAGCAATTACTCTCCTGACCAAGTTAAAACATCTTTTAATCCAACACCTGATGAATATCAATTCTAATATAAATTTTTTATTAGGGTTAAGTGCTCAGTTAAAGGTGATGCATTGGCAAACTAAAGGTTATTCAAGACATCAAGCTTTTGGTAGTACGTATGACACTTTGAGTGATTTAACGGATACTTTCGTTGAAGTTGCAATGGGAAAATATGGTCGTTTTAAGTTAGATGATGAGACAAATACAATAACATTAGTTAATTTATCAGAGTTAAAACCTGAGGAAATGGTTAATACTGTGAAAAATGCTCTTATCCAATACAGCGAACAATTTGAACCAACCGATACGGACATTTTAAACATTAGAGATGAAATGTTGGGTTTATTTAACAAATTATCATATCTATTAACTTTAGAATAATATTTCAAAACATTTTTAAAAATAATTGAACCGGATTTCTTAATTCGGTTTTTTTTATTTATATTTTACTATAACAGTTTTATAAATAAAAATTTTTAATTATGTCAACATTTGATGCAGTACTAGCACAGTACGAGAAAAACAAAAATGCCACAAGTGGCAATTCTAACAAAATGTCTTCAGAAGACAGAATGAAGCGTTATTTCACTACCGTATTACCTAAGGGTTCTAAGGGAGAAGAAAGACGTATTCGTATTTTACCTACAAAAGATGGTGGTTCACCATTTGTTGAGGTTTATTTCCACGAAGTTCAAGTGGATGGAAAATGGGTTAAATTATATGACCCTAAACAAGAAGGAAAACGTTCACCATTGAACGAAGTTCAAGAAGCTTTAATGGCTACAGGTGTTGAGGCAGATAGAGAAACTGCTCGTCAATATCGTTCTCGTAAATTCTATATCGTAAAAGTTATAGATAGAGACCACGAAAATGATGGTGTTAAATTTTGGAGATTTAAACACAACGCAAAGGGTGACGGTATCTTAGACAAAGTATTCCCAATCTTCCGTAACAAAGGTGATATTACTGACCCTGAAAAAGGACGTGATATGATTTTATCTTTAACACTAACTAAAGCTGGTACAGGTAAAGAATACACAGTAATCAATTCAGTTATTCCTGAAGATGCGGGTCCGTTACATGCTGATTCTAACGTGGCGAAAGCTTGGTTAGATGATGAATTAACTTGGTCTGATGTTTACTCTAAGAAAGGTGAAGATTATTTAGAAATGGTTGCAAGAGGTGAAGTTCCACGTTGGGATTCTAATCAAAACAAATTTGTTTCAAGTAATAACATTACTGACGAAGAGACAATTTCAGCACCTAAAAAATCTACTCCTGTGGTTGACCCACAAGAAGATGAAGAGGTAGATTCAGAATTACCATTCTAATTAATTTATGATGTTCCCGACACCAATGTCGGGAACATCCTTTAAAAACAAAAACATGGCAGGTATAAAAAAGACTGATTTTTCAGCAATTAAAAAAAAGTTCTCAAAAGAGGCAGAATATAAACCAGACCGTTTTTTCGATTTGGGTGATGCTTTCTTAGATGCAACAGGAATTCCTGGCCCCGCAATGGGTCACATCAATATGTTATTAGGACATAGTGATACGGGTAAAACAACAGCACTTGTAAAGTCAGCTGTAGATGCTCAAAAGAAAGGTATTGTTCCTGTATTTGTAATTACAGAACAAAAATGGAGTTGGGACCATGCAGAATTAATGGGTTTCAATAAAGATGGTGATTATCTTTTTAATAGTGATTTCGAGTACATCGAACAAATCACAGAGTATATTAATGAATTATTAGATGCTCAAGAAAAGGGAGACTTACCTCACGATTTATTAATACTTTGGGATTCAGTAGGTTCAGTTCCTTGTAAAATGACTTACGATGGTAAAGGTGGTAAACAACACAATGCGTCGGTATTAGCCGATAAAATTGGAATGGGTATCAACCAACGTATTTCAGGGTCAAGAAGGACAGATAAACCTTATACAAACACATTAATCATTGTTAATCAACCTTGGGTAGAATTACCCGATAATCCTTTTGGACAACCTAAGATTAAAGCAAAAGGTGGAGAAGCAATTTGGTTAAACTCAAGTATTGTATTCTTATTTGGTAATCAAAAAGGTGCGGGTACAACTAAAATCTCAATCACTAAAGATAAGAGAAAAGTTAAAATTGCAACAAGAACAAAAATCTCTATCATGAAGAACCACATCAATGGTTTAGGATATGAGGATGGACGTATCTTGGTTACATCTCACGGATTTATGGGTGGAAGAGAAGAAGGAGAAGAAAAGAAATCTCTTGAAGAATACAAAAAAGAATGTGGAGAATACATCAGTAAGATGTTAGGTGTTAGTGTTACAGACATCGCAGACGTAGAAGTTGTAACAGAAGAGTCAGATCTATAAAATTTTTAAATGTCCGTTTTACTTGTTGATGGAGATAATTTACTTACGATTGGTTTCTATGGTGTCAAGAATATGTTCTATAGGGGACAACACATTGGAGGGATTTATCATTTTCTCAATACTCTTAGGAGAACGTTTGAGTTATATCACTTAGACAAGATAGTTGTATTTTGGGACGGATTTGAAGGTTCTCAAAATAGAAAAAAAATCTACGTTCATTATAAAGAAAATAGACGACAAAGACTTAGGACTGAAGAAGAATTAAGTTCATACTCATACCAAAGAGAACGAGTTAAACAATATCTTGAAGAGTTATTTGTAAGACAAGGTGAGTATGAATTTTGTGAGACAGATGATAGTATTGCTTATTACACGCAAAATTCACCTAACGAAAAGAAAATCATTTATTCATCTGATGGAGATTTGACACAGTTAGTGTCAGACAATACGGAAATTTACAATCCGTCCCATCACAAATTATACAAACAAAATGATACGATAGTTTACGACCACGAAGAAATCTTAATTGAAAACGTTAAGTTAGTAAAAATGATGTGTGGTGATTCCTCAGACAACATCGCAGGAATTAAAGGAATGGGAGTAAAGAAATTTATATCTCTATTTCCCGAAATTAGAGCCGAAAAGATATCCGTTCAACAAGTTAAAGAAAGGGGTAATCTCCTTTTTGAACAGGACAAACACAACAAATTAATTGCAAATTTATTAACAGGAGTTACAAAGTACGGCGTATTCGGTGAAGAGTTCTTCGACGTAAACAATCGTATCGTTAGTTTGGATGAACCATTCTTAACTGACGAGGCTGAAGAAAATATTACATTGTTAATTAATGAACCATTAGACCCCGAAGGTCGGTCATATAAAAATACAATGAGAATGATGATGGAAGATGGATTGTTCAACGTATTACCAAAATCAGACGATGCGTGGACAAAATTTTTAAACCCATTTCTCCGTTTAACAAGAAAAGAAAAAAACAATAAAAAAACGATAAAAATCAAAAATTATGAGTAATCAACAACCAGACATTACAAAATTCGAATTTGTTCTAACATTAGAAGGGAACATAATCTGTCAAAGATACTTCAACGTAAAAGATCACGTTGACCAAGCAAGACGTTCCATGGACTTACACTATTATTTAAAAAATATTTGTGAGGATATTAGTGATGATTTAAAAATAAAAAGTTCCAATTATTTGTGTGAAAATCAGAATTATTTCTTATCTTCCGACTATGTGGAAGATTCACCAGAGAAAGACAGAGAACATTTTTTATTAGAAATTAAGTTGGAAGACGATGTATTTATTCAAAGGATATTCCCCGCATATTATTACCACCCAAAGGTTAGATATACGGTTGACATACGTCCAAAACTCAAAAGAATTTTATCAGATTTAACTGACATTTTATCATCTGAAGAGTTGGAGACTACATATTTGAACTACGAGTTATAATTAAAAACATATATATAAAAAATAAACATGGAAGAGAGGAATTTTGGGTATTTAGGGTTTTCATTTCAACAATCCCTAATTAAAGCAATAGTTGAAGACAAGAAATATGCCGAATCGATAATTGATGTATTAGAAACTAA